GTTGAGCAAGCCGACGCCCAGCGCGATGCTGACGGCGTCACGTATCAGGGATCGATCACGGTCCGCATTATCACCACCCACTAAACCCAACACCGGCCGCCTCGCGGCTTTATCCAATGTGCCTTTGGAGGAACCCCCATGGCCGATGACAACCTCAACACCGCCGCCGGCTGCCGGATCGGCATCGGTAGCAAGAACGGCGCGGACACTGAAGCGCTCTATAAGGCTGACACTTATGTCGATATCGGCGAGGTGGAAGACCTGGGCGAGTTCGGTGACACGTTCAGCTCTGTGACCTTTACGTCGCTGCGCGATGGCCGTGTGCGCAAGTACAAGGGCACCGCTGACGCTGGCGACCTGACCCTGGCCGTTGGCCTGGATAACGGCGACCTGGGCCAGGCCAAGCTGAAGATCGCTCACAAGGATCGCAGCAAGGGCGACTACAACATCAAGATCACCCTGAACGATGGCGATCCTGATGCCACCCCGGCGCTGCTGCCGACCACCTTCTACCTACGCGGCAAGGTGATGAACAACACCGTCGCCCCTGGCGCCGCTGACAACGTGGTTCGCCGCAACGTCACGATCGGCATCAACTCCGACATCCTGGAAATTCTCCCGGCTGCCGCGGCATAACCCTCGGGGCTTCGGCCCCGAATTCCAAGGATTCGACACATGAGCAAGACCCTTTACGGCACCGTCGAAATCAAGCTCGGCGACGAGACCTACACCCTCACGCCGACCCTCGGCGCGGTGCGCGCCATCGAGGCGCACTTCGGCGGCCTGCGCGGGGCGTCACAGGCCATCAATGCGCTGAGCATCGACGGTTGCGCCGTGATCATCGCCGGCGGTGCTGGCTTGAAAGGCAAGGCTGCCGAGGCTGTCGCTGAGCAGGTTTGGCAGACTGGCGTGCTGGACGTGTCCGTGCAGCTCAACGGCTATCTGGTCGCGCTGTACAACCCGAAGGGCCCTGATGCGGGAAAGGAAAAGCCGGCGGCGGCGTAAGTGCTGTCGAGAACGGCAGCTACGTCGACCGGCTCTACGCGGTAGCGACCGGCTGGCTTGGTTGGTCGCCTGAACTGGCCTGGTCCACGCCGATGCCCGAACTGTTCCTGGCCATGGATGCCAAGATCGAATGGGCGCAGATGACCAACCCCTTTGGCGGCGGTAAGAAGAAGGAAGCCGCGAGTAAGCCTTCGCCTTCGACCGTGGCCGATAAGCTGCGGCAGGCGCTCACCGGTCGTCATGCGCAGTAACTAATGCACTCCAAAAGTGCCAGTTGAAGTCATGAGGTGGTAAATTCCCAAAAAATACAGGGAGTGAATCGATGCGTTTTTCTATTTTGGTTGCAGCATTGGCGATACTTTACGGGTGCGCTGGGCCGCAGCCTGCAAGCCAACCGCCGGTTCAGAGCACTCAGACTAAACCCGCCAGTAAAGAAATGTTCATAACTTTTGATCCGGCCGGTAAGAGCGTTCAGGCAAAGAGTTTTTCGTCAGGTAAAGAGCTGCTTGGAGAGATCCAGAGGCTCGGAGGCCCAAGGGGAAAATACGAAACTGATGCGGCCTTTTCCAGCAGAATGGCTTCGTTTGGCAATTTCTCTGTCGGTGGGGTAGTCACACCGTCAGCGATTAAGTTTGACAGGGTAACTGGTGAGTTTTCGTTGAGTGTCTCAATGCGAGATGCTCAGGGGGCCGGTTTTAAAAGCGGACTTGACGTTCTGAAGGCCGTGAATACTGATTACCCTTCGTTTGATCTGGGAGAAGATATTTACTCTCGGGGGCAGTACTCTGGACAGAACTCTTTCGGGGCTACGGCTGTTATAGAAAAACAAAAAATAGATCGATATTTTTTAGTATTTAGCCCAGTTCCAAAGGCCCCGGGAAACATTTTTTTTTACAAGGTTTCGGGAAAGCTGAACATTTCTGCTGCGGAGATGGAAAGCCAGCGTGAGAATATTCGGGTTGTTTTCACAGTTAAACCTGTACCCGATTTTGTTCAGGTCGCGAAAAACTATCACGAACCAACCATCACTAGTCCGCACGAGTCAGAGATCGACAGTTACTTCTTCGAGAGCCGCGTTTTTTGGATCAAGGTCGTAAATATAAAAACCGGCAAGGTTTACGACGAAGAGGCCCGAATGAGCATTGAAACTATTTAAGTTAATCAAATAAATAGAAAGCCCACCTTAGGTGGGCTTTTTGTTGTCTGGAGAAAAATATGGCCGATACCGACGTACAGGGGATGCTCGTCCGCATCGAGGCGACCACGGCCCAGTTGCGTCAAGAGATGGCGCGCGCCGATTCCAGTGTCGGCCAGATATCCGGGAAGATTGATAAGAGCCTAGGGCGTATTGATGCCGCCTTTGATCGCACGGGTGAGCGTGCTCAGCATGCATCCGGACTGATAAAGAGCGCCCTCGGTGCGGCTATTGGCGCCGCCGGCATTGGTAAGATAATCGAGGCCGCCGACTCCTACGGACAAATGTCTGATCGTATCGGCATGGCGACGGTGAGTGTGGGTGAGTACGATCTGGTGCAGCAGCGCCTGCTCGATACCGCAAAGCGCACCTACCGGCCATTGGCTGAAGCTCAAGAGCTGTACATCCGAACATCGGACAGCCTCAAGTCCATGGGTTACAACACCAGCCAGGCGCTGGACGTAATGGACAGTTTCAGCTTCCTTCTCGTGACCAACTCGGCTTCTGCGGATAAAGCCAGTTCCGCCATTGATGCCTACTCGAAGGCGCTCCAGACCGGGAAGGTCGAGGCTGATGGCTGGCAATCGATTCTCGCTGCTATGCCGACAGTGGTCGACACCATTGCCAAATCAACTGGCAAAACAGCCGAGGAAATTCGCAGCCTGGGGGCCCAGGGGAAGCTCGGTCTGGATATTCTGACGCAGGGCCTGCAGAAAACATCAAAAGCCAACGGCGAGTTGGCCGACGGTATGAGCATCGCAGTGCGAGACGCGGTGCAGAATTTATCCAACTCATTTGGCGTTTACGTAGGCCGCCTAAATGAAACAACCGACTTCACCGGAGTTCTCGGGAAGGCTATTAGCACCGTCGGCGACAATTTTGAAACCCTGGCTGATATTGCGATCATGGCAGCCGTCGCTGCACTTGCGCGATACGGCGCCCTTGCAGCAACTTCGGCGGCGACCGCAACTTACTCGGCCTACAAGGATGTTGCTGCAAGGAAGGCTCAGGCTACGGCGGTGCTGCTGGTCGCGCAGGCAGAGCAGCAGAAAGCACAGACCTCGGTATTCCTGGCCGAGAAAGAGGCGGTCGCCGCGCGCGGTACCGCAGTCCAGACGCAGATGTCGCTCCAGCTTGCTGAGGCAAGGCTTGCAGAAACACGCGCCACCAACGCGGTTGCAGCTGCTCAGGTCGGAGTGAGTCGAGCCGGGGTTGGCCTGGTGGGCATGCTTGGCGGTCCGGTCGGCGTTGCCGCGCTGGCAATCGGTGCAGCTACTGCGTTTCTCACTCTGCGTGACAACACCAGCGTTCTGGAGGAAAAACTTGGTGACCTCAGCGACCCTATCGACAAACTGGCTGAGAAGTTCAACAAGCTCAATCGTGCAACTCAGGCCGTTACGCTACGAGAGCTGAGAGCCTCGATCGCCGACACTGAAGAAGAGCTCTCTGGCGCCGCTGGCACGATAGCCTTCGAGTTCCAAAGCAGCATGACAAATGCTGGCCTGGCTGGATCTTCCGGCTTCATGGCTGGCATCGCGCCGCTGTCGACAGAGTTGCAGTCGGCAATGGACCTGATGAATAAGGCGGTTGCGGATGCTTCAAAAGGGCAGGCGGTAGACTGGAAGGCGCTCGCTGACCAACTTCGCCTGATTCCAGGTGTTACCGAAGAGATGGCCCAGGCCATTGAAAGCGGACAAATCAAAGTCTCCGGATTGACAGATGTTCTCGACAAGCAGCGAGAAACTCTAGCGCTGCTCACCGGCGAAACCGATTCGAACACCCGCGCTCAGGGCGAGAACAATGCCGCGAAGGCCGCTGCTGCGCAGGTTGGACAGAAGTACTTGGAGCAGCTTCAGAAGCAGCTCGGCGCCGCCCAAGACAAAACTAGCCTCGAGGCAGCTAACCGCTTCATTGCGGAGAACACTGACCTGACCAATGACATGGTCGTTGCGATTCGCTCGGCGGCAGCCGCTAAGGATGCGCAGAAAGCCAAGGACGACGCTGCTGCAAAGGCGTTGAGGAAGAATACGACCGAGTCAGCGTCTGCCGCGAAGCAGCAGCTCAAATCCTTCGATACTGCTGAGGAAGGCTACAAGCGCCAGATCGAGCTGATCAACACCACCGGCAACAAGCAAAACGAAGCCACGGAGGTGATGAAGCTTTCCTTCGAACTCCAGGAGGGCAAGCTCGGAAAACTGAGCGAGGCGCAAAAGAAAAAGCTCCAGGGCATGGCTGCCGAGCTGGATGCACTGAACAAGCTGAAGAGGGCCAACGAGGACGACCTGAAGCTCACGGCGTTCAAGAATGCCCAGGCCCTGACTACCCAAACCACGAAGGACGGCTTCGACCAGGAGTTGGCTGGCGTCGGTATGGGCGACAAGGCCCGGGACCGGATGCGCGCTGATCTGGCTATGCGGCAGAAGTACGCGGCTGACGTTGCTAGCCTCAATGAGCAGCGCAACACCGGGCAGATCACGCCGGAGCTTTATGCCAATGAGACCCAGGTCCTGCAGGATGAGCTGAACAAGCGTCTGCTGGCGCAGGAGAATTTCTACGCTGCGACGGATGAGCAGCAAGCCAACTGGATGAATGGCGTCAACGAGGCCTGGGCCAATTACGCAGACGCGGCGCGGGACTATTCGGCCCAGGCTACGGATATCACCAATACCGCATTGAGCGAGGCCACTGGCGGGCTTGGCACATTCTTTTCGGATGTTGCCAGTGGCGCAGAGAGTGCCGGTGACGCATTGGGCGACATGGTTGGCAACTTCGCCAAGTCGATGCTCAAGGCTTTGGGTGATATGGCGGCGCAGTGGCTGATCTACCAGGGCGTGCAGTTGCTGGTAGGCAAAACAACTCAGGCTGGCGCCGCCACTACGTTGGGTGCCAATGCTCAGGCTATGTCCTTGCAGGCTGGCCTGAACGCTTACGCCTCGACTGCGGCAATTCCGATCATTGGTCCAGCAGCCGCGCCGGCGGCAATGGCAGCGGCGCTGACCGTCACCGGCCCCCTGGCATCGGCGGTGGGCATGACCGCGCTGGCGGGTATGGCGCACGACGGTATCGATTCGGTTCCCGAAGATGGCAGTTGGTTTCTGCAAAAGGGCGAGCGGGTTACCACGGCTCAAACCAGCGCGAAGCTGGATGCAATGCTGTCGAGGATCGACAATAGCCTGAGCGGTTCGCAGCCCCAAGCTCAGATAGGCGTAGGCAGCTTGGAGTCTGCTAGCGACGGGCGCGCAGCAATGGTCGGCTCTTCTTCCGAACCAGCAAGTGGTCCTTCTCAAATCTTCTTCAGCGCACCCGTTACGGTTCAGGCCCAGCCGGGAATGAGTGGTCAGGAGGCACAGATGCAGGGTGACTCAATCGGTGCCGCGCTTGAGTCGCGTATGGGTAAGTTTCTGGACGCGGAAATGCGCCAGGGTGGCCGGTTGTGGAGGCGTTGATGGCTGAAGAATTTACCTTTGATGTGGAGGCCGGGCTCGATGGCGATATCAGCCAGCGCACTTGGGAGAACGAGTTCGGCGACGGCATGGTGCAGGCTGGTGGAATTGGCATCAATACCAAAAGCCAAGTATGGAACCTGGTGCACACCGGTGAGGACGGGCCGGGCGAGGAGTTGCCCGAGCTGCTGGCGTTTCTTGACCGGCACGAGGGATACAAAGCTTTCCGCTATACGCCACCCGGCGAGCCCCAGGGCTGGTACCGAGCCAATGGGTACAAGAAGAAAGCCCTTGGCTCCGGTATCTATACCGTCACCTTCACCGTAAAGCAGGTGTTTAACCCGCGAGCCTAACCCTCACCAAACCCCGCCAAGTGCGGGGTTTCTTGTTTCTGAGGCCCTATGAATTACAACTCCGACATCCAAAAACTCGAGCCGGGCAACCAGATCAGGCTGTACGAGCTGGACGCTACGCGCATGGGCGGCTCGCTCTGGCGGTTCCACGGCCATGCCCACGAGGGCGACATCATCTGGCAGGGGCAGCTGTATTCGCCGCTCCAGATCGAGGCCAAGGGTTTCGATATCCGCGGGGATGGTCGCCCGGCTTCACCAACGCTACAGGTGGATGACGAACTCGGTGGAGTGCGCGGCGCTATTACCGCTCTGTGTTTTCAGTTCCGCGACCTGGCCGGCGCCCGGGTCAAGGTGATCGAGACGTTCCGCCACTTCCTGGACGCCGCGAATTTCCCCGACGGCAACCCGGAAGCCAGCGACCAATCGAAAACCAACCTCTGGTTTATCGAGCAGAAGACTGAGGCGCTGCCCAGCATCTCGGTCACGTTCTCGCTGTCCAGCCCCACGGATATGGAAGGGCAGATGCTGCCCTCCCAACAGATCACCAAGCTTTGCCGCTGGGCCTGCCGGGGCGGCTACCGGCAAGAGGCCTGTGCCTACACCGGCGCCGCGATGTTCGACAAAAAGAACCAGCCTACGGATAACCCGGCCCTGGATCGCTGTGGTGGTTGGTGGAGCAGCTGCAAACTTCGCGGCAACACGCGGCGCTTCGGCGGGTCCATGGGCGCAAGCCTTATTGCAAGTTCGAGGTAGTCATGCGAATCAATCAAAAACTGCAGGATGAGATCCGCGCGCACGCCGAGCGGGACTATCCGGCCGAGGCTTGCGGGGTGGTCATCAAGTCCACCGCCGGCCGTGAGTACGTGCCTTGCGTAAACTTGGCTACCACGCCGCGCGAACACTTCCAGATCGACCATAAGGACATGGCCCGGGCGGAAGATCGAGGCGAGGTTCTTGCGATCATCCATAGCCACCCCGACAAGGCGCCGGCGCCGAGCATGGCCGACCGCGTCAGTTGCGAGTTGCACGAATTGCCCTGGGGCATTGTCGCCTGGCCCAGCGGTGACTTCGAGTGGTTCAAGCCTTCGGGCTTCCAGGCGCCGCTGCTTGGCCGAGACTTCTCCCATGGACTGCTTGACTGCTGGGCCGCGTGCCGCGACTGGTACGCGCGCGAGGCGGGCCTGCAGTTGCCAAACTTCGAGCGCTCCGACCTGTGGTGGGAGCAGAAAGACGGCCCAAGCCTCTACGAGGACAA